AAAATAGCTAGTTTTGTTTCTAATATCCCTACAATGGGGGATACGAGAACTTATGAGGACTTTTATAAGTACCTCGGAGTTAAACCTCAGCGTCTTGGAATTGTTTCAAAGATGTATGATGATTTAACCGCATCCTTCCTTACTGAATCTCTTAAGAATGTATTTTATACAAACACTAAAGGCGCAAGTAATAAATATCAATCTCTCAACGCTTTTGCATATGACTTTGAGATAGAAACAAATTACATCAAGCGTATTGAATTTGCAGCTGTTCCAGAAGGTGATGGAGCTGGTGGAACAGAAATCATAATGGCTTTCAGAGAAAGATATTATGAAAAGTATGATATTTTCAAGATTGAAAATTCAGGACAATAGTGTATGGTTGTGTCACGTCCTGTGAGAAAAGGTGATAATTATTGGGAGTGTGTTGTAAGACTTGTTGATAATAATTATGATACTATTCTTGATGTAACTGCTTGTCAACCTGGTGATAAAACACGATGGATAACTGCTAACATGCCTGAAATGCATAAAATACTTTGTGCCCTAGCTGCTTAATTGTAGTAGGAAAATTTACTTAATTGCTGGAAACTCCTTAGAGCTAATTAAACTACAACATAATTGGAAACAATAAGTGTGAATGTTTGAAAATTAATTAGATTGGACAATCAGCAGCCAAGACTAATAGCTATTCTAATTTAGCAGAAAACTATTAGTAAGGTTCATCGACTAATCGCAAGATGTAGATAATTTTATCGAAAGAGTAAATAATTATAATAAATATGGAAAATTGGAAATATATTGTTTATGAAACAACAAATTTAATTAATGGAAAGATTTATGTAGGATTACATAAAACTAAAGATCCATATACATTTGATGGTTATTTAGGCAACGGCATAATTGCTACTCAACCATATACTTATATGCATTCTAAAACAGCGTTTCAAGCTGCTGTTAAAAAATATGGGCCTAAAAACTTTAAAAGGAAAACATTAGCTGTATTTAATACATTAGAAGAAGCTTCTGATTTAGAAGAACAAATAGTTAATGAAAAATTTCTTGAAAGACCAGATGTATATAATATGATATTAGGAGGAATTGCTGGATGTTTAGTATCTCAAAGAATAAAAGTTTTTCAATATGATGAAAATGGAAATTATATTAATGAATATGAAAGTTTTGCTGATGCTGCGTTACAATTAAATTGTGATTATACTTTAATTTCTTATGCTGTTAGAAAAAAATCTAAAGCTAAAAACTGTTTTTGGACTACTGACAAGGTTGATAAACTTGATTTAACTAATTACAATTTAGGATTAAATCATGCAAAACGTATATATTTTTATAATTTAAAAGGAGAATATTTAGGAGGATTTAAATCTCAAGTAAGCGCTTCTGAAAAATCTGGAATTACAATAGATTGTATTAGAAAAGCTTGTATATTAGGAAATTCTGTTAAAAATAAGTATTATTTATCTTATGTAAAAGCAGATAGTTATGATAAAGCTAGAACAGAATATATAAAAAATAGACAGGTTTTTAAATATAATTCAGACGGAAGTTTTTGTAAAGAATATGAAACTCAGCAAGAAGCAGAACTTGAAAACAAAACAAATATTACAAAATCAATAAAACTTAAATCTCCTGATGAAAATGGATACTTATGGTCATTAGAAAAACTTGAAAATTATAATAAACCAAAAGAAAAAAACAAAAAACGTAAAGTAGGTAAATATGATTTACAAGGAAATCTTGTAAAAGAGTATGAATCTGCTACTGCTGCTGAAAAAGAAAATGGAACATCTGTTTGGAAAGTTTTAGCAGGTACAAATAGAACACATAAACAACATATTTATAAATATTTAGATTAATTAATAATATAGTCAGTCTCTTATGGCAACATAAGAGGTTATACGGAAGAAGGTTATACAAAATGGCAATCGAATATCGAGAAACATCGTGGATACATACAAACACACCGCTTTGATGCAAGTTATTCTGAGAGATATGCCGCATTAGAGAATGTATTTATTAAAGTCGCAGAAGGAAAAGATTAGGGTTCGATGACTGAAACTATTTATAGAATGGATACAGTCCAAAAGAACTTACTTGATACTTTCCTTGAGGGTAGAAATAATGCTCTTTTGTTCTCTAAAGGTAATGTTGATGAGAACGGAAAAGCTACTATTGTAGACCCTGCAACTAATAGACCTATTTATATTTCAGATGGTTTAATTCCTCAGGTTGAAGCTTTTGCAAGTAAATATGTTTATAATAAACTTACTATTCAAGTATTAAGAACTGCAATCTAGACTCTTAACGAAAAAGCTAGAAAGCCTACTGGAAATACTTATATGTTTATTTGTAATGAAGCTTTCTATTATCAACTTGGTGATGTGCTTGATACTTATCTTGCACAATATCATACTGACGGAACATATCTCTGGTCTATGAAAGCTAACGGATATGTTGACGTTGGTGCAAAAGGTTTCGATACTTATAGATATATGGGTAATACTATCTCATTTAAGGTAGATAGAACATTCTCAAGAGAATTTGGTTACGATAAAGGATACGCAATTGCTATTGATTTAACTGGTGACAAGACCAGCGCACAGCCTCCTATCGGATTATTTACTCTGAAAGGTGGCGATATGATGAGTTCATATATTAAAGGTGTAGGTGGAATGACAGGACTTGAGTCTGGTGAAGTTTCGACTCCTGTAGCTGGAGCAAAGAGAATTATGTGGGGATATTCCAGCTTAGCTCTCTTTAATCCTTATAGATCTTATGTTATCAGATAGTTTTAATAGTAAATAAAATTAGATACTGTTGATATGGCACTCCTAGAAAAACTTCTGGGAGTTCCCATATCAATATAATTTTTATGTAAATATGAAATAATATGGCAAAAGAAACTAAATAGGAAATTGATTTATCAAATAAGATTGTACTTAAAAGTGTTAGAGGAAAGGTTGGTATTGTAATTAAAATGCAACCTGGAATAGATCCTAAAACGGGAAATTATCCTGATTGTGTAAAAAGAGTAGATTCTAATGGAAATATGATTCTTAATGAAAAAGAATTAAATGATCCAAATAGATACTATTTTATTAGAGAAGATGCTGTTATTGATGTAGTAGATGGAATGACTTTCGATTTAGATAATGTTGGAGACAGATTTAAATGGGAAGCCATCAAAAATAATCCATTAATCGCTCCAGATTATTATTCAAAAGATTCTCAAGGTTTTTCATTAATAAATGGAGATACTAGACCTTATGGAGTAAAAGAACTTTATAATAGAGAAGTTAGACGTTATGGAGTTGCAGAACTTTATGTCGTAAGACCTGGAGTAGAATCTAATAGAAGAGTTTCTAGAAAGAAACTTAAGCACGATGCTGAATCTTATATTTATAATGATGAAAGAGGAGCAGAAGGAAGGGTTCTTAAAGCTCGCTTATTAGGACATAGAATGGATAATATGCCAGACGCAGATGTAACAGATTATTTATTACAAGTAGCAGAAAAAGACCCAGAAAAGATTATTAGTCTTTATACTGGAGGAGATACTGCTGTTAGACTTCTTTTTATAGAGGCTAGAGATAAACATGTGATTCTTTATAAAAATAAATTATATACATACGCAGATAATGTTGTTTTAGGAGCTACTGACGAAGCTGCTATATTATTTTTAAAAGATCCCAAAAATGCTAATATAGTTAAACTAATTAAGCAAGATACTTATCCAAATTTAATTGGAAAGTCTGATAATAAAGACTGATAATTTAAAATAATAATACAATGACGAGCAGATAGCTCTATGAGGGTGTATTAATTGAATTACATAAAGAAAATGCTCCTAACATTTTGTTAGAAGATTTTAACTATTTTGCAAATAAAGCAGTAAATAATTATGTCAATAAAAGATATAATATTTATGATGTTAATCAACAAACAACTGATGATTTAAGGGTACTTAAAGCTACAGCATTACTTAAACCTACTAAAATTACAGATTATCAAGGAATGACAATGGCTGGAAAAAATAAGATGGCTACTTATGAAGTTATAATGCCATCTGATTATCTTCATATTCTCAATTGTATTTGTATTTATAAAGTAATGAAAACTTATAAATGTTATAATAAAGGAGATACTTGGAGATCAGCTGCCAAAAGATTAACTGCTGACATGTATTCTTAGGTAATTGATAATTTCTGGAATAAACCTGATTATAAAAATCCTTATTATTATATTCATAATGTAAATCAATAGAACGTAATTCCTACGGATCCAAACGGTCCAAAAGATTATTAGGATGATGATTCCAATTTTGTAGATGGCAACGGATATAAAATAACCTATGAAATGTATTCAGACCCTTCATTAGCAACTTTTAGGAAAAAAATAATTACATATTATGAAAATAACGAATAGGTAAAACAGGATATCATTGCTGTTCCTACACTTTCAGTCACTCCTGGAATTGGAACAGATTCTGCCAATTTTCTAGAAAGAGGAACATACCATATTAAACCAAATGGGTCTGAGAATTCTTCTACATATGCATATGGAAAAGATGCTATGGGTATGGAAATACGGTAGGGATCTGGAAATATAAATGGAATAAATATAGGAAATGATGAAATAATATCTCTCAGAGAACGTGGAGCAGGAATAAGATACGGAAATGTTTCTAATGTACGTCTAGAAATAAGATACGGAACTGACGATTCAGTATTTTAGCTTACAGATGTTTATGTTGATTATATCAAAGCACCTCAATTTATACGCCTTACACAAGAACAAGTTGACTTAACAGAGGATACTTCTCAAATGTTAGAATATCCTGATTATGTTTGTCAAGAGATTATAAATGAGTTGGTACATTTAATTATGGAGAATATCTCCGACCAGCGTTTACAAACGCATCCAGT